ATATTATCATCCGGATTATGTAGAACTTTTAATGGACTTCCCGGACAAGTGGACAGAATTAAAGCCATTGGAAACGCACAAGTTCCTAGAGTGGCAGCAGTAGCATGGACTTTATTAAAAGAAAGGTTAGATGGACACAAGCAGCGAGGAGTGGAGAAACATCTGTGAGGCTAGGGATTTACTTACTTGGCCTTTAGCAAAAAGACGGAAACAACTGGCGCTGATATGCGAAAAAAGAGGCGTAAAAGCGTACGAGATACTTACACAGGAAATGACAAGACAATGGACACAAGCCCGAACAAAGCAGTCGAGTTCATCATTAAGCAATCAGGAGTCTTTGCCGCAGCAAAAGCAAATAGAACTTATATAGAGAACTACCTGCGATCAGCTAAAAGTCGGCTGATGCTGGAATCCAGCGCCTCTAGCATCGCTGCTAAAGAGATGGAAGCCTACGCTACAGACGATTACATAGAGCTGCTAAAAGGGCTAAAAGAAGCCGTAGAAACAGAAGAAAAACTTAAGTGGCAACTAATAGCGGCACAGGCTCGGATAGAGATATGGCGCAGCCAAGAGGCTACTAATCGTACTATTGATCGTGCTACGCAATGATTGATTTACCATATTACATTGGGCTGGCTATACTTATTGCGCTAGGTATATCAATTTGGGTTACATTTAGGTAATGGCTACGAAAGATGAAAAGAACACATTGGCTGCGACTGCAAGACTCGGATGTATTCTTTGCTCCGAAGTCCTTGGGATTGAAGGCTCTCAAGCAGAACTCCATCATGTGCGGAGGTTTGGAGCTAAACGGTCTACATCCCCTATCCTGCCATTATGCCCAGAACACCATCGTGGAAATACCGGTGTTCACGGATTGGGTGCAAAAGGTTTTGAGTCTAAATGGGGAATTACCTTTACGCAGCTCTTGGAGTCGGTCAGCAAAAGACTGGGAAAGTAGACTTAGAGTTCCAAGGGATCTAGACCGAGTTCTGTAGCTACAAGTTTGCAGCGATCCCTAAACGCCTTCCCATGATGCAGCCATCTATCGCCCTTTTGCCGGTGGAAACTCATGTGAACGGCCTCATGGCAGAGCGTTGTGAGGCAGGTATAATAGTGACCGCACCTAGCAGATGAGATAGTAATAGTATGCTCAAAGTCCTCGCCTGTATCGTAAAGATATGTACCCATAATCTCAGGATCAGCAGTCACTACAAAATCAACTTCTTCTGGTAAAGGCATTTTCCATTTCGTAAATGGATAGCAACACGCTAAAGAGGCGTATAAATTGCTAAGTACGGCTGGAGTCAGTTTCATGCCATCATGCGTTAAACACGGTGGATTGCGCCACGAAAATCAACTTCATCCTCGCCAACGACTCGCACAATCTCAGGCTGCAACATCTTACTGCGCTCAAAGCTAAGAACTACAAAGCCCTGTCCCCAGTCTTTAGGAGTATCTTCTGTGTATGCAAACTGCTGGGAGTGCGGATCAGCTAATGTACCTGTCTGAACTCCCCAGCGTGTACCGTTATAGTCTGCGACTGGGATTGCTGAAAGCACATGGGTATGGCCTGTAATCATATTAACGCCTGAGTTCATTGCGTTATTCCTGCCGCCAGTCCAGCCGCCTTTCCAGCGATGTTTAATGCAAGTATCTTGGTTTACCCAAAATGACCAGCAAGGAAGCCATGCTGGGAAATACTCTTTGAGCGTAGTGCCTCTTACCCCTTCAAAGGCAGGCAAGTTAGCGACTATTGACATCTCCAGCCTTTGGTCATGGTTACCCAAGGGCCAAAATAACTTCGCTCCTTTAGCCACCTTTTCGATCTGCCCTAAATAATGTTGGCAAGCCTCTAGCTCCTCCTTAACAGTAGGTAGCTTAGACCAGTCTGCTCTGGGAAAGCGGCTGATATTAGCGCCATCTAGCGCATCGCCATTACAGACAATGGCTGTAGGCTTAAATTCTTTAATTGACTCTAACAGGGCTTTAAATGCGGTGGTAGTTTCGTCAGGCCAAAAGTGGGCATCGCTAAATACAATTACCCTGCCTTTTTCTATGTCCATCCCTCTGCGAGTATGCCCAGGCGTTTGATCAACTTTTTTAAAGTACGCTGGATTGTCGCTTGCAAAGGTATCTAAAATAATACCGTACTTATTTTCTAGGGTTCGCCTACGAGCCATCACATTACGAATGGCAATGCCGTGTTTTTTTGCAAATTTAGTAGGACTTCCTATTGTTTGCCAAGAAGCAATCCACTCATCATCTGTTAGGTGATAGCCAGCCATATATGCCTTTGCTTTAAGATATTGAATATAATACAATAAATCTAGTTGTATAATATTCTACATTTAAGGATTTTACTACTGCAATATGGAATCTAGATTACAAAACTGGGCATGGTATGTATCTTATGGGGTAATTGGCCCACAAGTAGAAACAACCTGTCGCTCGTTTGAAAAGAACTATGTTCCAGAATTAGGTAATTTATACGCAGAGCCAGAGCCACATTACGAGCCTGACCATGTAGATGGTGATTTAATAGAGCAAGCGATTAAGGGTTTGCCCCAAAACCTGCGGCAAGCGCTTAAACTGAGATATGTAAGCCATCCTTACGCATCCATTAACCAGCTTGCAAATGCAGCAAGAACGACAGTACACAGAATAGAGTCAGATTTACAAAATGCAAAAAAACGACTCCAGCATGAGCTGGATAAAAAAGCCAGGTCAAATAACTATACGAACTTGCTCAAGATGCAAGATAAGCAAATCGACTGAGAATGGGGTAATGGAGATATATGGCAACGGTATATACCAACGATTCGTCTGCAAAGCCTGCCATAGTAATAGCAACAAAGACGGCTAAATGCCTTCCTGTGCTGTTTGCGTCTATTGACCAGTATGTGCCACTAGATGTAACCGTTATCATCTCTGGGAGCGATCTAGAGCTTCCTAGACACCAAACCATTAACCTGCCCAACAACGGCACTAACTATGGTGATTCTTACAATGATGCGGTGCAATATGCTTTTAGTATGTTTCCAGAGATTATTGTCGCAAACGATGACATAGTATTAACCCCTAGTAGTTACTCTAAACTGATGGAAGATGTAGTGTTGTTAAAAAACAACAAACTAGGATGGGTGTGTAGCAGATCCGATTATGTCAGAGGTCTACAAAACATCAGAGAAGGTGAGCAGCGTAATGGGGTGCGTTACATAGAGGAAGATACGGTTATTAAATACGATGTCCTTTCCCCTTTATTTGGCTGGGTTAGCAAAGAGGCATGGATAGATTACAAGCCAATTAATTGGTATTCAGACGATATACAATGTCTAGAGATGAGGGCAAATGGCTTTGTAAACTACATTAGTCGCTCGTATGTTCACCATGTAGGCAGCCAGACCATCGGCATGGATCACCAAAAGAACAACTTAGAGGCACAGGCATGGATCAAGGTATATATGCCAGACTTGTACAAGTTGTGGTTTAGTTAAAAAAGCGTTAAAATTGTCTTGGGCAAGTTCGCCTTAAATTCTCTTGACACCATGAAACCACAAAAAACTACGATTATGATCGGTCTGCTGGGCGATAAGCCTAAGATGGGCGAAAAAGAAGAAGGTGGTTTGCTGGCAGAGGACAAAAGCTCATGCCCATTAGCCACTCAAGATGCCGATATTAACAAAGGCAATATGAAAAAGGCCGTTCTCACAGCCAACTATGGCGAGAAAGGCGATGGCGAAGGCAAGTGTAAGGCTTGTGAATACTTCTGCACACCAAAAGAAATGCCTGATTGTGGACTAGAAAAGACAATGGGCTACTGCGAAATCTACGACTTTATGTGCAACCAAAACAACGGATGCGATGCCTGGGAAGCTATGGGCAAAGAAGAAGAAGAAATGGAGATGGAAAATGAAGAATAGTCTTTACGGAAATATTAACGCTAAACGCAAGCGTATCGCTGCTGGATCAGGCGAGAAAATGAATAAGCCAGGCAGCAAAAACGCTCCTACAGCTAAAGACTTCAAGCAAGCAGCCAAGACTGCCAAGCCCATGAAAGCCAAAAAGTAATTGGCGCATCAGCAACAGTTTGATTTTGTAAGCACAGTAGCTGAGTTTTTACCTAATAACTTTGCTAAGTGCAAGGTGTTGGAAGTAGGCAGCCTAAACATTAACGGTAGTGTAAGGCAGTTCTTTACAGACTGCGACTACATTGGGATTGACATAGGCGTTGGGCGAGATGTAGATGTTATATGCCAAGGGCAAGACTACGATGCCCCAGACAATACATTTGATACAGTAATCTCTTGTGAGTGCTTTGAGCATAATCCTGACTGGGTAGCAACATTCGCAAATATGCACAGAATGGTAAAGCCTAGCGGTTTAATCGTTATGTCCTGCGCCACTACAGGCAGAGCAGAACATGGCACTAAACGCACTAGCCCAGGAGATGCTCCATTCTGCGGAGATTATTACAAGAACTTAACAGAGCAAGACTTTGTAGATAATTTTGATATAGACAGTATGTTTTCTGTTTATGAATTTGGAATAGGAGAGGCTACTAAGGATCTCTACTTTTATGGGGTTAAGAAATGAAGATGAGCAAAAAGCAAGCCAAGATTGGCAAGGTAATGGGCGAGTACAAAGAAGGTACTCTACATTCCGGCAAGGGTGGCAAGGTAGTTAAGAATCCTAAACAAGCCATTGCCATTGCTATCTCAGAGGCAACCAAAAAAGCTCGTTATAAAAAATGAAGATCAGGGATGCCGCCAAGATATTTGAGCGCATAGGTGTAGCTGGGTACAACAAGCCCAAAAGAACTCCTAACCATCCCACTAAAAGCCATGTAGTAGTCGCTAAAGAAGGCGATCAAGTCAAAACAATTCGCTTTGGTCAGCAAGGCGTTAGTGGTAGCCCTGCTAGAGAAGGCGAGTCAGCAGCAGATAAAGCTCGTAGAAAGTCATTTAAAGCAAGACACGCCAAGAACATTGCCAAGGGCAAAATGTCAGGTAGTTATTGGGCATCTAGAACTAAGTGGTAAAACTGTTGTAGAATAGCAACATCATCAACCATTAACCCAAAGGGAATGGAATGGAAAACGCTATAGAAAACAATAATGTAGAAGTTGCGCCAACTAATAAGGGTGGTGCGCCTTTAGGTAATCAGAACGGCAAGAAGGGAAAGCTGTTCTACAACCAACTTAGGATCGCCTTAGTTCAAGAGGATAGCCGTAAGCTGCGTACTATTGCACAAAAGCTAGTAGATGCAGCAGAGCAGGGTGAGCCTTGGGCTATCAAGGAAGTGATCGACAGGGTAGATGGTAAGGCCGTACAAGCTACAGAGATTAGCGGTGTAGATGGTGGACTATTAGAAACCCTAAACACAATCAACATCGTACTTAAAAAGCCTGATGGAGCTTAATGTAGAGTTCCCAGAGAAACTAGAGTTTCTGTTCCAACCGAGCAGATACAAAGTTCTCTATGGTGGCAGGGGGTCTGGTAAGTCTTGGGGTGTGGCTAGGGCATTGCTCGTTATTGGCCTGCAAAAGAGTACAAGGGTGCTATGCGCCAGGGAGTTCCAAAACTCCATTAGCGATTCTGTTCATGCACTGCTGGCAGATCAGATTAAGTCTATGGGGTTAGAGGACTTCTACGAAATACAGAATACTGCAATATACGGTAAGAATGGGACAG